TTTTCTATCGATTCAAGAATCTTGCGAGTAATCGTAGCGGCGTACCCGTCCTTATCCATGCGATCCAAATCAGACACTGTACACTCGATTGATTCAGCCACTTCTTTTAATGTATACGCATTTTTGCAGTCTTCATTCAAAAACACATTCAGGTTAAACTGGTTGTTATTCGTCGTGTTGTTGTTGTTTGTGATACATTGCATCCCATTCAAACTTATCGCTTCGATTAACAACCGTGTCTGCTCCGCCTGCGCCGCCTGCGCCGCCTGCGCCTCTACTGCTTGCGCCGCCTGCGCCTCATATCGTTTGTCATCCCGTTCTGATTGAAATTTCATAAAACTAAACATCATAGATTGCATATTATTATCATGTACACTGACGTCGGTAAAGGTTTGTGAAATAGGAAGAACGCGATTTACCTTTTCAGGTTCTTCTGAAAACTCGGTATGAAGAGGACAACGCTTATTATGATACCATAATGCACTGCGACTGGAATATCCCTTCCCACATTTACAACTATATAGTGCGCTCGTTTGGGGGGATATGTCCACGTTTAGTGGCTCATTTTCGAACATTTCCACCTTTATTGGCTCGATTTCGAACAGGTTGTTCGAATTTGTCTTTACTGTCTTTAGTAGGTGTCGGGACGTTGTCATGTGGCGGTCATAGTTAGATTGTTTATTGCACACGTATTTGCATGCAATACATTCAAATATCTCATCAACCTGTTCTTCTATACATGGTTGATTTTGAACGCCTTTTTGATGCTTTGCAGTGGATATATGTCTAGCATATCTATATTTATCGCTGCATTTAAATGCGCAAATTATGCATTCATATTCTGCTCGTTTGGTGGACGGTTTGGACATTGCTCAAAAGGTGTGTTCTAATTTGTTCTAAAGTGTTCTAAATTACGTACAGACAAAAAAGGAGTGAGATAGCCGCGAATTCCAAGAATTTTCTTCTTATGCAGCAAAACATGAAAAGTACCCCAAGGTTTTGTTAGCATAACTAAAAAAACAGTCAAATTCCAAGACCTCTAGAAGAATTTGAGAATTTGACAAAAATAAATGTCAACTATGGGCTACCTCTCACGTACTTTGCGAAATGCCTTTTTTTGAATGTGGGAACTCTGTCCCACAAAATTATATAGAAGAAATACGGGTTTTTGTTTGTGTTCCATCACTGACCCAATAATGTGTAAAAACAAGTAGTTAGATAAGTTACATAATAATTAGTTAATCTCTAGACCCTATGGGTTAATTCTCGCAAGCAACCTATTGCAGGCATGGACTACTCCCTCCTTCCTCTTCCTCTTCCTCTTCTGACATCTCTTGTTTGTCGCTTTTCTCAAACCAATTACATTTGCCATATCGACAAGCACCGCAAGTATCAACCCCTTCGATAAGGCCACCATTTCTAGCCACAATAGCCATACATGCCTCACACGGGTCTGTATCACTTTCATCTGGGTCAGGTAAAGGAACATTCTGTGGACTGTCATACAGTTCGGATCCGATGGCATACGTGCGCCTCAGCGCAGGTGCTACAGGGAACTCGTTTTCTTCTTCTGGAGAAACCACGCTCATCGTGCGCGACAAGACGGGTCTGAATGCAGAGACGACTTCTTCGTCGTCTTCTGGAGGAACCACGCTCATCGTGCGCGACAAGACGGGTCTGAATGCAGAGACGACGTCTTCGTCGTCTTCTGGAGGAACCACGCTCATCGTGCGCGATAAGACGGGTCTGAATGCAGAGACGACTTCTTCTTCTGGATGAACCATGCTCATCGTGCGCGACAAGGTGGGTGGTTTTGCGAAAGCAGAACGTTCTAATGGAGTAAGTTCTGCTTGAGGAACCACGCTCATCGTGCGCGACAACATGGGTCTGGGAATGGACGCATAACGTTCTAATGGAGTAAGTTCTGCTTGAGGAACCACGCTCATCGTGCGCGACAAGGTGGGTTTGGCTGGACAAGAATCCGTACTGGTAGTTTCAACTGAAAATGCTGACATGACTTATAAGTTGGATTACGGTTTAACGTGTGTTTTGGGTTGTATATCTACCAGACTGGATAGAGTTGATTGTTTCAATTTTTGTACGTCGGACACCATACAATATTATACTGGACATTACCAGTTTGAACAAATAAAAATAACACCTCTAAAGATTTTATTTTTATTTTGCACAGAGGTGCTTAACTACCCAATAACCTATACAAAACATAACAAGATCTACCATGATAGTGTCATTGTGTTTGGGATAATGTGTAAGATTGGTAAAGTCTATGCTGTCATACAATTGATAGATTATATAGGCTGGAATAATATACGGATACTTAACTGCGAGCCCTCCTAGCACGACGTGGATAGTCTGGTTTATAAGCATACCATATTTTCCAGTATGTTGGTTTATAATATTACCAATATCCATGTTTATACTATATTATATACGGTATAGTAAAAATAAAAATAGCGTCCGAAGGCCCTATTTTTATTTTATTTTTGATTTCCGAAGTCTATTCCCTAACGCATACTCTGTCCATTCGTCGGTGTGTAAAACGTATTGACAAGGGTTCTGAATGTATTGTAAGCGATGTCCTTACCGAAGAAGCCGTCCTCGATGTTCTGGGTAGATGGTATGGGGACGGGTTTGCTGTTCGTCTGGTCAATGAGCCACCCATCATACGCGTGATCCATTAACAAATGGTTAGGCACTAGAACGTCCTTTACAAAACTCGATGCCGTAATGCGTTCGGACTGCGTCGAGGAAGGGTGTAAGTAGTCGTACCATGATACGCCTGGTGGACGCGGGTCTTCTGGCAAAACCTGAACTTTCTGGAGATGTTGGTTATGGCGTAGGTTAGCATACTCTACGCTAGTATCCACTTTATTCGCAACACATATGAGTTGAACTCGAAGTTTGTTAAGAGCATTCATTATTAATGATGGTATTGGTATATGCACCAGATATATGATGCAGTTCCGTTTCAATTCTTTTTTGTCGGGTTATATTTATAACCTTTCAAGTTCCGTGAGGTACTTTGGAACTTGATGGTTTGAAGGTGGAAACTCTGTTCCACAAACTCTAGAAGAAATGATTATATTGATGAAATCACATAAAGCGAGGGTCGAATATACATCAAGTGATATGAACCCTTTACATTTACAAACCATATTTTCTATGACGATGTTTGAGGTATTTAAAACGGATAACATATACATTAATGCAATATTCACTACTATTTCTTTCGCATTGTTGAATATGATTACAAGTAGGTTCGAAACGCTTGATCTCTTTAGTTGGATTAATTATACACATTTTAAGAATTGGTTTAGTAAGTGTGCATACGTTGTGTTAACGGGTGATCGTGTGCGCACAATAAATGAATATAATGGGAAGCCGATTGTATCAAATACATTTTCTAATACATTTAGTGCGTTATGGGAACAGCTGATTGATAATATTGATACAAATGAAACGGTAAGCTCTCTTACGGAGATGTCCGACCCAGCTAATCAATATAACCATTCGAACCAAACGGAGCATCTCTCCTATTATATTTCTCAGCCAGGACAATTTATCATAGATAAGGAGTTGGATATTTATGGAAAGGTGGTCGTAGTATATGAAACATCTGACGATAATAAGAAGCTGAATGTATTTACCCAACGCATAACATTAGAATTAGTTTCATATAAATGTTCAGTGTGCAAAATCAGGGATTATTTGAACAATTTAACACAGAAATATATTGATCGGATTGCAAACGCCCGAAAAACAAAACGGTTTGTATATGAGATACGTTCATTAAACTGTGAGGAGTCTGGTACATGCTGGATGGAGCACGAGTTTAATACAACACGTTCGTTTGATAATATGTTTTTTGACGGGAAGTCTGATTTTTTGAAAAAGATTGACTTCTTTGTGAAGAATAAGGAATGGTATTATACAATGGGTGTCCCATATACAATGGGTATTGGATTATATGGACCGCCTGGAACGGGAAAAACGTCATTAATCAAGAGTTTGGCGAAATACCTCAACCGGCACGTAGTCACTATCTCAATGAAAATGTTCAAAACACGAAAACAACTGACTGACTGTTATTATGAAATGACGTATAATTCATCAAATACTCGCGATTCAATTACATTCGACAAGAAGATTATAGTCATGGAGGATATCGATTGTCTTGGGGATATTGTGTTAAAACGGAAGGAATCTACACCAGCATACAGTCACCCCCGATATAAAGGGCGAAGGGATGATTTGAACCTATGTGATATAGACGCCAGATATTCTGACGGCGAACAAACCATAGACAAAGGCGGTTTACAAGCAGTAATGAAGAATATCATTAAAGAAGAAGATCCAATCACACTCGATGACATTTTAAATATTTGGGATGGAATCCGTGAAACACCTGGACGCGTGATTGTGATATCAAGTAACCATTACGATAAACTAGACCCAGCATTAACGCGTCCAGGTAGAATAGATATTACCATGGAGATGTCGTATGCATCCAAGAATACAATTGTCGAGATGTACGAACATTTCTTTTCATGTAAAATGAACTCAAGAACAGTGAAACTGCTCCCGGATAAAAAATACACCCCTGCTGAAATTATGAACATGTATCTAACAAGTAACTTTTCGAAGGAGGTTTTCATTAATAAGCTGACGAAACCTACGAAATAATACTATTTTTATTTTATTTTGCTAGACATTTACACATACAGCGACTGGTTTGTCACCACAAACTTCAATAAGTTCTTCGATACGTCGCGCAACCGTCCCACCATCGCCAAATCCCCCGCGAATTCTGCCACGCGTTCGACCTCCGCTGCTATGTTCACGATCTTAGTAATAGCCTTCGTAAATTCTCCTAGAAGGATACCCTTTTCTTGTTGTGCACGCTGGACGACCAACTTGCACGCAGGCTCGTCTTCCGACTCATACCACTCGCGCACCAGACTCATTAAATCGAAACTTATCTCCATGTCGTCGCCTCGGCTAGCGTATACCCTTTCAGTATTTTCAAAGTCAGCGCACGCCGCGGCCGTTTCGGTGGCGATTTTCAAGACAGCCTTCAACTCAACGGGTTCGTCTGCGCTCACGTACTGCTCACGATCGTCTTCTGAGACCTTGAGCTGTGCGAAACAACTGAATATAACAGCGAGGTCGCATGCCTCCAACGACGCGAACTCATCGCACGTTAACATTTCAGCGAACACGAGACACGGTCCTTCTCTAATATTAGCCGCATAATTGCCCTTCAATGTTAGTGTGCCATCTGAACTGATGTAATCGTCCCGCTTAAATAAATCAATGATAGATCCAACTTGGTTGCCAAGATACGTTTTTGCCGATATGTATTGATTATTCAACTCTTGTAATTCTGTTTGTTTATTTTTTAATGATGTAACAGTGGCTGCATCAGACATAATATTTTTGTTTTCTTTTATCGTAGCGAGTTCTCTTTCAAGTGTTTTTCTTTTTTTATTCTTAGACGAGGGGATTTCCTTTTCTAGTTCATGAAATCGGTATATCGTGTCAAGAGGAGTACGGAGATGTTTGATACATTCTTCTTTCTTGATAATCTCTTGCTGCGCTGCGGCAATTTGCTGGTTGAGTCCAGTTATCTGTTTATCAAGTTCATATTGTATCATAGAACGACTGCAAAATGATGTAGAACGACTAATACCTTCAGTAGTTCCTTGTGTATTTGCACCAAGGAGATTGAGAACGAGTCCATATGATATTCGGAACTTACTCACCAGCGCCTGAGG